CACCGGCTCTATCAAGCAAGCTATTAGTGAAGAAGCAGGTCAAATTTTTATCAAAGAATTCCCTCCTTCGACCGTTACACCTAATCAACTTAAAGCGTTTATAAAAAAGTTTACTGAAAACGGTATCAAGCTCGATGCTATTGTTTTAGATTATCTCAACTTAATGCATTCAAGTGTTGGTAATAATTCCTACGAGCGAATTAAACACGTAACTGAGCAGGTTCGCGCGATGAGCTACCTATTTGAATGTCCTATTATATCAGCCACTCAGTTAAATAGAGCTGGGTTTGATCAAGATAACCCTGACTTGGCGACCATTTCTGAATCTATAGGTCTAGCCGCCACCGCAGATGTAATTTTATCAATTTATCAAAACGAAGAGGACCGCGGCCTAGGTATTATTCGCTTAGGTATGATGAAAAATCGTTATGGACCTCGGGGTACAACCCAAGCAATGAGGATAGATTATTCTACTCTATCCATTGAAGAAGCTGATGACGTGGAGCTAGAAGATGATGATAATGAAACTCTGAACGCTTTAGCTGCTCTTGCAAATTCTTAAAAGGAACTAAATAAACACAGTGAATATCCTAGTTTATACGGATAATGATTTAGACGGGGCTGGGTCAGCATTACTACTTAAATGGTATTTTCGGCATGCAAATATTGTAATTGTTGAAACTGCTGAATCGGCTCTCTCGTCTAATATTATGAGCCGAGAAGAAACATTCGATCATTATGATCGAATTTTTGTATTAGACATGGCTTTAACTAAAGACATCATCCCTTATGTTGATAGGGAGAAATTCGTTGTAATTGACCATCACGTGTGTCATGCTGGTTTAATAGACTATTATAAAACAGCTAAAGCTATTATAGAGCCCCATACATCATGTATTGATCTGCTATACAAGAAGTTTAAAGATAGGCTAACACACCTTACACCTAATCAATTAAAACTTATTGAGTATATTGATCAGTATGATTCATATAATATGAAAAGCAAAATACCGTTAGAGTTAAATGCTATTTTTAATACCTATAACAGACCAAAAGTGAATACATTTGTTGATGCGTTTGAAACTGGTATAAGAGAGTATTCTGTTTTCGAAAAGAATAGTATTAAACTTTATTTAAGAAAGTTTAAAGAACAAATTAAAAGCGCAGAGCTTTTTGAAGGTAAAATAAAAGATTATAAAGTAATAGCCACCTTTGCAAATTTTTCAATTAATGAGGTGATACACTATTTTATGAAGAAGTATAAAGCAGATATAGGAATTGTAGTTAATAAAGAAGCTAAACTAGTTTCATTTAGACGAAGTAAGCAATCTTCAGCTGATGTAAGTATACTAGCTAAGAATTTATGTAACGGTGGTGGGTCTGTAAAAGCTGCTGGTGGTACACTAACAGAAAAATTTGGAGAATTAACTAAACTTTTTAAACCATGTTAAAAACAGGACCAGAGCCAGGACCGTCTCATTCAATTCAAAATAAAGAAACAGAGCACTTACTACTCTGTTTTTGTACTTTTTGCTCTCTTCTGAAAGGCAAAAAACTATCCTATCAAAATATATTTCTTCTTCTTTTAAAAGAAAAGAGGTTAAGAGATCTTTTTAAGACGCTGTTAACAGTTGAAACCAACTATGAAATGGTTAAGGTGTTTATAGATTTTGATCCACTAATTACCAAATCAAAATACGTTACTAAGTTCCTTAATAATAATAAAAATTTGAAATTATTATAACTGCGGAAAAAGTATAGCAGAACAGTTGAATAATAGATTTGAGACATTATTATAGTACATATGAGTGCATTTAATTCATCAATGTTTCAATCAATAAAAGACGCTCTTGTAAGCGATAGTCAAAAAACTAATAATACCTATAACGAAATCATGGCAACCCGGCCTGGTAATGTTTATACTGTAAGACTTTTACCTTATAGCCCTGATCCTGTTAAAACGTTTTTCCATTATTATAATCACGGGTGGACGTCGTTCGCAACAGGCCAGTATGTGCAGGCTCTCAGTCCTCAAACTTTTGGAGAAAGAGATCCAATTGCTGAAGAGCGATTCCGTGTCTTAAGAACAGGGACCGAAGAAGAGAAAGAAAGAATGGGAGCAGTTAAGCGTTTAGAAAAATGGTTAGTAAATGTCTATGTTATTGACGATCCGACTAATCCGGATAATAATGGTAAAGTAAAAATGCTCCGATATGGTAAACAGTTACATAAGATCGTAACTGAAGCTATTGAAGGTGAAGATGCCGAAGAGTTCGGCCCACGTATTTTTGATCTAGGCTCAGATGGCGCTAGCCTAAAAATTAAAGTTGAAGATCAAGGAGGTTTTCCGACCTATGTTTCTTCTCGCTTTACTACTGCTGGTAAATTAAATCTTTCTGAAGAAGATCAAAAAGGTCTATACGAAAAGGTCTTTAAGCTGGATGAAGTGTTTACTCTTAAATCTTCTGACGATCTTAAAGCTATGCTCAATGAGCATTATTACTGCAAAACTGGTGATGAGGTAGAAGAAACCAATACCCAATCTACAACTAATGTAGTTTCTGAACCAGTCGCTGCAGAACCAGTCGCTGCAGGAGTATCCGCCGAGAGTACAACGACTGATGAAGATATTGACGACTTACTTAAGGATCTTTAATATATGACTAACGAGGAAAAGGCGCTTATAATGCAGCTCATGGGTCAAACCTACGGGGAACTTAAACAAAACGATGAAAGGATTGTAGGCCGATCTGGGAATCTACAACCCGGGTCTGAAATAATGAAGCAACAGGTTGAGCAATTCATGGCAACGCCTACACAGCAGTCTCAGCCAATGGCGCCTCCGCCGGCAGCTCCGCCACGCGAACCAGAACAACAAGCCCCTCCAACACAATCTCATGAAATTTCCTACAAACAAGCGGCGCAAGAGCTTATTCAATTAGAACAAGCTTCCCAAGCTGATCCAGCTCCGGACGAAAAAAATCAACTTGAGTTTGATTTAAAGGAGCCAGAAAAAATAGATAAACTAATCGAAACAGTTGAGATGAATAGGTTGCTTTTAAAGGAAATTAAATTACTCTTAGAAAAGAATGGAAGAAAAAAAGCTCAAAATAGAAAACCGGGTTGAATTTCTAAAATACTTAGATTCTTTATCTAAGATAAATGAAAGTGCTATTCTTACTATTAAAAAAGATAAAATAGAAAGCTTAGTAGCTAGCGCCGATAATACTCTAATTTTATATTCAGAATTTACTTCGAAGTCAGGTCTAGAAGATGTTTTAAATATTCCTGATATAAAAAAGCTGTCAAGGGTTGTTGATACAATACCTAGTAACGAAATAGAATTCAAAATCAATTCAAATAATCTAGAATATAAGGGACATGGTATTAAATTTAAGTACCATTTATTTGATGAAGGGTTTCTTTCCAAACCTAATGTTAATTTAGATAAGATCAACGCTTTTAAATTTGATGTTAAGTTCAGTATAGATAAAAATATGTTAAATCAGATCTTCAAAGGTAGTACGTTTGCCTCTGAGACAAATAAAATATACTTTTACACTGAAGACGGTCAATTAATGGCAGAATTAACCGATAGAGCAAGACATAATACTGATAACTTTACTATTGCTATTCAAAAAGCAGATTTTGACCTTAGTCCGACGCCTATTAATTTTGATAACATTAGATTGTTAACTAGTATTAACAAAACATTTGATATTAGCATTAATACTGAATATGGTGTTGTAGTATTTGATAATCTATTAGCTAACATTAAATTAAAGTATATTATATCTTCTTTAACACAATGAGCCAAAAGAAAAACAAACTCAGGACACCAGGTTACTTTATTAAAAGACTAAAAGATTCGGGCTTCGAGACATGGAAAATATTCAATGCATATGATCGTAGCGATCCTAGAAAATGGACAGTCTTAGTCGACCCTCGCGGGAAATCAGTTTTTGTCACGTGTTTTGAAAATACACCGTTTAAAGATGAATATCTCTTCTCTTTTGATGATGGGCATAGGGATTTTAAGCCTGGATTTAGCTTAAAAACCGATTCAATGGAGATAGTAGTAAGAAAGTTACTAGAAAACGGTGCTAAACAAAGAGAACAACCAGCAGATTAATATAAATAATGATATGGAGAGCGAAGACCCGCGTGATAAAGAGCTTAGAGAGCTTATAGAAGAAGCTCTTAAGTTGAACGTGGGAGCCCGCAATAAAATTAAGGGCCAAAAAGATATAGCTGAAAGAGTTGTAGCTATTTTACAAGAGTATTTAGATAGCTTTATACTACTAGCTTATGATATGGAAGGAAACCCAATTCAAATCAAAGCAGCCCGATCGGCACAACAACAAGAAGCCCTAAACTCCATTCTTATTAAATATTTTTCTTCTGAAGTGGGAAGAATGTAATGTTTACTAAAAAATCGATCATAAGAGACGTATACGCGTGTACAACAGGTGATTATGCAGGTCAATTACTTATAATTATTAAAGAATCTGCAGATTTTATTGAGTGTCTAAGTATTCCCGAGGTAAAAAACATAAAAGTGCCTAAATCTTCATTTGAAACAGGACGGAACAGTGGTATAATTGATTATGTAGAGACTATTCCTAAGACTGTCTTTAAAATTAGCAAAGCCCAGTACGAAAAAAATGAAAACTCTAATAATTGACGGTAATAACCTTATTCACCGCACTTATCACACTGCAAAATTGCAGGAAAAGAGGTATAAGGGAGGTAATCCTAGCGGTCTTCATATTTATTTTACTATAAATGCTATATATTCTTATGTAAAACGCTTTTTACCTGGACAGACATATATTGTATGGGATGAAAAGATAGAATATCAGGTTAATAGGCGTAGAGAAATACAAAAAAGTTATAAAGGTAATAGAAAAGGTGACAAATCACCACATGAAAATAACGAAGATATTAAAGATATTTGCAATTCTCTAGGAATAAAGTCTATTTTTCCTAGAGAGCTAGAAGCAGATGATATAGTTGCGTATATTTGCAAAGAAACCGAAGGTAAAAAAGCAATAATATCGGTCGATAGAGATTTTTTACAGTTAATTAATGAAGATGTAACTCTTTTTGATCCAATTCGCAAAAGATATTTTGAATTAGCTAATTTCGAAAAAACTACAGGGTTTAAAAATGTTAAAACTTGGTTTACTGCCAAATGCTTAACGGGAGATAAGTCTGATAATGTACCTGGTATACCTAAATTTGGAAAAGTAAAGGTAAAAAAATACTTAGATGGCGAACTTCAATTAAATGAAAGCCAGCAAAGTATTTTTGAGCTTAATAACAAAATATTTAGACTGAATCTCTATAATGACCTTAAACACGAAAAGAAGTATTACAAAGATCAGTTAGAAACTCCACAACTAGGCGACTATGACGAATTTTTGAAGCTGGTTGAAAAATTTAATATGGTTAATATTCTAAATAATAAGGATCATTGGTATGATATGTTCTTTTTAAAGAGGTTTCTAAACTATATGTATGATTAATCTACCTAGAGAGTATGTAGTACAGAAATTTTATGAGTATTCCTTTAACCCTACATACAATAAATTTAATAACGTCTATCTCGGTGGGTGTTTTATATGCAAAGAGGGAGGATCGTTCGGTAAAAAGAAAAGGTGTTATTATATTCCAGAAAACGATAACATTTATTGTCATAATTGCGGGTGGTCTAGTAAGCCTTTAAAGTGGGTTAAAAAGGTAAGTGGTTATTCTGATAGTGATATAGTTGAAGAGCTTAAAGATTATTGTGTAGAGGTTAATTTAGATGAAGAAGATGTTAAACCGGTTATTAGAGTCGAGACCTTACCTAAGGATAGTATTAATTTGTCTGATAAGCTTCAGTGTGACTTTTATAGTAGTAACGATATTATTAGATCTGTTCAGCATTTAGTAAGAGAGCGCCGTTTAGACACCGCAATTAACAAGCCTGAAGCTCTGTACGTTTCTTTAACAGATAAAGTACATAAGAATAGACTTATTATACCGTTCTTTAATGAATACGATGAGATTGAATTTTATCAAACGAGAACAGTTTTAAATAGAGATAAAAAACTAAGACCAAAATATTTAGGAAAGGTCAACTCGGAAAAAACACTATTTAATATCGATAAAATAAGTAACGACCATGATTGTGTTTATATTTTCGAGGGCCCTATTAATGCCTTCTTTACAAAAAACTCCGTCGCTGTCGCTGGTATCACTGAAAGAGGTAAATCGTTTACTAAACGACAAGAAGAGCAGTTAAATACCACGCTAAAATTCTTTGATAGGGCGTGGATCCTTGACTCACAGTGGGTTGATCGTGCCGCCTTAGTAAAGTCCGAAGTCCTTCTTAAACAAGGAGAGAGAGTGTTTATATGGCCCGAAAAATTTGGTAAACGGTTTAAAGACTTTAATGATATCGCGATCGCATGTAAAATAGATGAAATTAAATGGAAGTTTATAGAAAAAAATACCTTCGATGGTCTCGAAGGTATTGTTAAGTTGACAGAGATTAAAAAATTCTCAAACCTTAAACATATTTGAATTGAGGATTTTCGGTTTGAGCTAAATAACCCTTGAAGGACTCAGTTACACCAGCAAGTTCAGTTGCAACTCTGCTTATTTTTCTCTGCTCAGATTGCTTCATTCTATCAAAAATAGTATCAGGTTCTGCATTAGCTAATTTCTGTTGAATAGAGATCGCTTCTTCACCATTAAGGTAAGTTAAAAATTCTTCCATCCTACCAATCCACCCTCTAAGCTCATCTTTCATAGCTTCATTTCTTTCATTTACTGCAGCTGCAGCTCGAAGTGCCGGGTCGTCTTCATCAACCTCTACATCAACGTCAACATCAAACTCCTCAGGATCAGTATTATCATCTAATGAAGCTTCAAACGCCTCCCGGTCGTCATCTTGCTCCTGCAACACTTTAAAGAACCTCTTTTCAAACTTAGTCATACAATTATTTATGCTCGAGCATAAATAATTTAAGTGGACGGAAGCGGTTATTCTCCTTATGAGACAGGTATTGCAGATAAGCAAATAGCTTTATCTATGGATACCACTGGTCAATCATTGAAATATAAAGATGATGAAAAAGAACAAAAAGCACCACCTATATTACCTTACGAACTTGAGGCAATTAATCAAACATTAGGAAACATATTTGTATCTTTAGCAGAATTAAGAACTATGTTAGCAACAGCAGAGGAAAGCGGTAGAGATATTGATACACATGCCGTAGATCGCTTAAAAGAAAAAATTGATAAAATAAATCAAGTTATAGTACTTGAAATACCAGAAGATTTGGATAAAATTGCTATATGAGAATCGCTATCTCTCTTGGTATAGTAATATTTGTCTCCATCGCTCTAGGTTATGCCTTCCATAGCTTTCTAGGCTTCATTGAAACATTTATCTTAGCAACATTTTTACAACTTTTAGCCCCTACTATTTGGAACACTATCTCTAAACACCGGCAAACAATAGCACAGCTTGAAGGTGAGATAAATTATCTAGTAGAGTTAAATACAGCAGTTGTCGATTGTCCTTGTGGTAATCATCAGTTTGAAGAAATTATTGTAATTACAGATAATACAATAGAACTCACATGCCCAGCGTGTAAAGGCGTGTATAAACTATTACCATCTGTTAAAACTATATTAACTACTGAGCCTTTAGATATAGAAGAAGATATAAAAATAGGAACGGAAATATAATATTATTATATAATGAAAACGTTTAAATTTGATTTAAAAGACGGTAAGACAAAGACTATGGCTTTTGATGAGTTCGTAAGATGGGCTTGTTTAATTGAAGGTGTTGAGAAGGTTTCTGAAAAATTAGAAGAAGCTGGTATTGATATAAATAAGACTGAGTGGGTTAAACCACTAGCTTTTCAAAAATACGTAGATGAAAGATACCATTCAATGAAACATGACTTAACGGTTGAGGCTAGTCTAGGTAATATCTAAGTTCCTTTTAAAGCTATTTCTTCTTGTTGGGTGGGTGGACCCACTCCGCAATCACTCTCCCTAAACCATATCTGAGGGAATTTAAACCTGCGACGGTCGCGAGTGGTGGGGGATTTTCGAGTCCCTCAGGGCTGATTTGCCAACCAACTGAGAACCAATTAGGCTGCATTATTGGGTCGTATATTTCGGTGGTGTAGACGACCTTAAAATTGTGAGGATTCCAAGACGCGACGAAATAGTAGAAGCCTCCACTAATCTGAATCGAAGTATAAACAAGAGGTTTAGGAGGTGGCTCGACTACAGAGGGCCATCGCCCGTAGACCTTCGGAGCTAGTTTTGATTGCCTCACTGGTCCTGGCGGGCTGATTATGATGCGTCCTCCTTTGCCCC